TAATATTCTTTGGGGTGACTACTGGGAATTGAACCCAGATAAGCGGAATCACAATCCACGACTTTACCATTAAGTTATAGTCACACCAAAGAACACTGGTAGGGGTGTTCGGGAACGATCCGAATTTTACTGGTTAAAAGCCAGTTACTTCACCTTAAAGTTTCACCCCCAAACAGATGAGCACTATCTCTACGCAATGCGCATTTGTTTGGCAGGGGATACAAGAATCGAACTTGTACTACTTGAGTCAAAGTCAAGTGTGCTACCACTACACCAACCCCCAACAGAATCCCGAATTGTAAAAGAACAATGTTACTAGCACGATGGCTATAAAACAAAAAACCCTCTGGACTTTCATCTCAGAGGGCTTTGGGAAACAGACTGTTTGTCTAGTCTACTTTCCAAAACCCCCACTATCAATCTCAAACGCATTATATCCAACTGATGTGCGTGAGCATGTCCAGCCACTTAAGAGTGGTAGATGTCTCTGCATCGGTTTGGATATCATTTTCGAGTTCATGATTGTATTCTATTCTTCTTTCGGTTTAAAGTCAAACTTTATTTAAAATAACCTTACACTTCGTAGGGTTGTTATCTATATAGGAAAAATTAACGCTGGTAACAAAAATTTCCAGTAACAACTTGACCATTTACATATTCACTACGCAATTCGCAAACAGTATTTGGATACTGAACCACTGGTGCTCGAGTAGGATATACATACACAACTTGTGGCTGTGGCACATAAACTGGAACTGGTTGTTGATAAACAGCAACAGATGGTTTAGCCAATTGCTGATACACCCAAAGACCTGCAACTCCAGTAAGGATACCTTGTTCTCTCGTACCCCAAGCATGTGCTGCAGGAGCATAGCTGGATACTGCAATAAGTGATGCAACAACTAACGATGTAATCTTATTCATTTGTAACCATTTCCAATTTTTCATAAGTCTATTATACACTATTTATGAATTAATGTCAAGCACTATTTGTCTTTCATGTAAAAATAAATTTTGGTTTCCATCTATATTTTTACAAAAGTAAATACCACCAGTTTCTACATTGTCTACATATCTATAATGATTTATTGGTAAATTTAAATCCTTACAGTAATTTGGATCTATGTCAAATATAACAGAAATTCTATCATCATCTCCGATGTTTTCTGCCCAATGTAATTGTTTATTATCAAACCAAAATAGTGTTCCAGGTGTTATTGTTATCTCTTCATCTGCAACATAGTATTTGTATGTACCTTGAATAGAAAAATGAAATCTATTTTTTTGATATTTTCTACCAAAGTCAAAGTGTTTTTGTACTTTATTTCCAGGATACAATTTAGTGATTATAATTCTTACCAATTCTGTTTTTAAACAGGGGAACATAGAAGAAAGATGTGCCAATAATAAAGGATAGTCTTGGAACAATTCTGTTTTTCTAAACTCTACTAATGGACTATCATAAATTTGACTAAGCCTAACCCATTCTTCGTAAGAATGTTCTTCTTCAGGCTTTCTAATTTTGTATGGTCCAGAGACTAAAATTATATCTTTTTCAAAAGCAGATCTAGTTGGCTCACAGTGAATTTTACCAGACTTAATTAGGTCATGGTTTCGTTTCCAGTTAATTGAATTTGTAATAACTACTTCTTCGCATAAAGCAGAAACATCTAAATTTTCTTCAATTATTTTTATGTGTTTCATTTACTTTGAAAACTTGAATATTACATTTATTTAAAAAGTCTATACCAGCATTATCTCTGTAAGATTGACGATAGTAAACCTTCTCAATTCCAGCACCATGTATTAACTTAGCACAATGAATACAAGGAGCATGAGTGCAGAATAAACTGGAACCATTGCCTGATTCACCATCACGTGCAAGTTTGATAATTGCATTTGCTTCAGCATGTATAACCTCATCTTTAGTTTTTCCGTCATCATCCTCACAAGCATTAGTCCATCCAGCAGGTGTTCCATTATAACCAATCGAAACAATTCGATTATCTTTTACGACAACCGCACCGACCTGCAACCTAACTGCACTGGACAGCTGAGCAAATCTCTCAGCTGTATCCATGAACGCATCAATCCATTTTTGTTTCATTTAGATTTCTAGACTCTTCAATAATTTTATCTAATTCTTTTGCAGCATCCCAATACTCTTCAGCGAGTCCTCTCCATTTAGTAACTTCTATTTCGTCACCTTCCCATCGAAGCCAAACCTCACCATCCCAATAACTATACTGAGGAAAATCCCATGCAGCAGTAGTTACTTCATAACGACCAATGTGTACAGGGTTTACTGATGCATCGAACCACTCTGTTCGTTCCAATTCATTCAGTTCTTCTTCGAACTGCTCTTCTTCGTATCGTTCTAGATCTTCAAGAGCATTGGTAAAGTCAAGAATGTCTTCAGGTAAGTCTTCAATTGAAGCACGATCTGTCCAGTCTAACTCAAAGTCTTCATTAAAGCCATCATCGAAACGACCTGCAAATCCCATTCCAGGTTCATGATACATTGCACGAACAGTCCAACCTTCTGTCTCTAAGTGTTCATACAAAGCAATTGGAGGAGACCAAGCAGAGTCAAAGTGCATAACAATGGTGTTGTCGTCTTCTCGTTCCCAATCCATCATGGAAATATCCCACTTACAACCCCAGTTTTCGCATGACCAACCATAGTCCCACTCACCAGCAGGATTAGGACGTAAATAGTTAAATGGTTTAGCATCTTCTTTAAGCAACTCTTGCTCAAGACCATCAATCACTTCTTTATTATCGTGGTGCACTGTGGCACTGTTATAACACCAATTAGGCATGTTTCACTCCATTCATTATGATAAGTTAATTATATTACGCTTTTGATTGCAAGGCAACCTTTTCTTTCCATTGAGCCACAGCAGGAATGATTCCAGCATCTGATACAAGTTTCCATGTAATCTTTGGATACATTTTCTGCAACTTCTGATCTTTAACTGCGATAAGAATTGCAGCTTCCGTAGGATGAATACCTTCCAACAGACCAATAAACAATCCTTCTCGTTTGAGTGGCTTTAGATCTTGACGGATGAACACATACATTTTCTTTGATTCAAGAAATAAGTTTGTGTCACACATTCCAATTGGTTGATCAGCAGGTTTAAATGGTGGTTCACCCTCAGGCAGTAGCATCTTATGTGATGGTAAGAAGTTATGAGCAAACAATACCTTTAGTAGAAATTCATTTTTATGCTTCTCAATTGTTTTTGGATCGTCATTGATCTCTTTAAGAATCTCGGGCAAATATTGTTTCATTAAAAATCCTCTATTTCGTCTAATAGTAAACGGCAACGATGCTCAATCAAATAATTCATGATAGTCATCTTATCACCACTCGGTTTTGTATTTATGTATGATTTAATAATGTCTTCTGAAACATCTGGAGGAATATGATCAAAGTCAACAAGAGTAGAGTTACGATGCCAGTTGCGTCGTTCCTCATCATTCTTACATGCAAGGAATCCATTATCAAAAAACTCTTGAAGTCTTTTAGCACTCATTGGCTTTTGTCGCTCACCTTTCATGAATACATCATCTTTACTCAGGATGTTTGGCACTCCATCACCAGTGTCACCCTTAACAATATGCTCAATCTTATGCTCAACAATTTCTTTATGAGAAGCAGTAATGTATTTCTTCTGCATCGGAGACCATTGCTTCACATTGTTGAACAATTGCAATTGCTTAAAGTCTTTATCCGATGATAGAATCAATACCTTCTGTGGCTCTTCAACCAATCCTTCTTGAACTAGAAGATTCTCTTGCAAATACTTTACCAGTACTGCAATGATGTCATCTGCTTCGGCACGATCCACATGCAGTACACGATAAGGAAAGTGTGCTGCAAGATCAGTACGCATCTCTGATAAAGTGTCAAAGATCAAACTCCAATTTAGATCTGACTTATCACGATTGCTCTTACGCATACCTTTGTAGAACTCAAAGAATTCTTTACGCCAATACTTACGACCATCGCAACAGATAACTAACTCGCCATACTCTTTACCATACTTCTTCTTGTATGATTTAAGAGTGGACAAGGTAACATGACGAATAAGATTCTTTACCTCAGACTCTGAACCCTTCAACTCTCGCTGAAAAGTTAGAATACCTGCAAGTGCTACCTGACTATAATCAACTAATATCATCAAAATGCTCCCAGCAAAATACACTCTTCATTAATACGACCATTGGGCACAGTTGGTTTCGTGGTCAATGTCTTCATTGCGTTATTCAATGCTCGCTTACCAAGTGCAAGTCCCTTAAAGAACTCTTCTGGCTTACGCAACATCAGTGTCTTGGATTCTTTAATGTCGAATCCGATAAGTGTAGTACCCTTGACTGTCAGCACATCATTGATTGCTTTGTAAACAGTAACCTTACGATACTTTGTATTGTACACCCAAACTTCAGATGATCCAACAATGGTCTCTGGCTTGATTGATTTAAGATTGAAGTCAGCAAATTCTTTCATGAACTTCATCTTAGCAACGATCTTGACAGGTGGTTGTGGTTTGCGTTTACGTGGAGCACGATTCGCTTTGGCAGTCTGTACTTGCTGACTACAATCAGTGATAATGCTTTCCAAAAACTCAGCAAACTTCTTTAGCTCTCGTTTTGTGAAGTGGGAATATCCTTCGACAAGTTGTTCGTCATCACCTTGGATGGCTTCACGTATTTCTTCCAACTGTCCAACATAGAACTCTCCGATTCGTTTTGCAATTGGTGCTGCCACTTCATTTGATAGTAGATAGTTTTTCGTCGAGAAGTCAGACTTCTTCGTTTG